TCCTCTTTTTTAAGCATATTGCCTTTACCTGTGAGAAGCCATTCATGGTTAACATCGGGAGCGTAAGCGAGAAATCTTGATATATTTTCTTCGCTTATCCCATTGTTTTGCCCTAAGATACCCCTTGTTGTACCTGATTCTTTATAATAAACATAGTCAGACACTCCTTTTTTTGCCAAATAAAGCGAGATATTTTGCTTTATAAGCGATTTTTCTTGTTTATTTTTCTTGCATAATCGAAATATCTTGTTTATCTTTGCAGCGTATTCCTTTTGGAAACGCGGCCAAATATACGAAAAAAGGCTGAGAATTAAGAATAGTTTTACAATTAAATGAGTGAGATTATGAAAAAGTACATTCACTTCGCTTTTATCTCCCGCGTTTATAATCATACCACGCACCCATCGCCATAGGTTGCCATAGTTAGCGTGTACGAGGCCAAAGAACACTGGCACGTTAAAGGTCTTGTAGGTCGAGCCGTCAGACGCAGGCAGGTTATATGGAACGAGGCACACGCCGTCGCCAGCTTCAAGTCCTACTTTTGTAGGGATAACAGAATAATAGCCGTTGTAACCTCCCCAGTCTGGCATATCGGTTACGCCAGTGCCGAAGCCGCCCTGATACAGCCCGTTTGTGTCCTTTTCTGCCACGAATGCAGCCTGCGTGTTGGTCGTTCCCATAATGATTTCAATAAGGAACTCCGCTACAAACTGCGCAACGAACCAGTTAGCTTCCCAGCCCTCACCACGTTTGCGGGCATAAGTGCCGAAATTGGTTGTGCTTATCTGTGTGGCAGGCATTCCAAGCATAGACACCTGTGCTGCCTCTGCGGCAGGCGATTTGGCATAGCTGGCTTTATTGAGTGCAGAACCTGCACCGCCTCTGAATTGCTCTGCTTCGCTGATTACCGAGCACAGCTTCGTATTTGTTCTGTCCATAACACCTGCACCCAGCCACGATGTACCACCAGCAGGAATGCGCACGCTCACGCCGTTACCGACTGGCTTGTCAAATGTAATGGCCTTTACCAGCGTGCCGCCCTCTGTGAAGATGTTAGCGATAAAGCTGTTCCAGCACCACATACACTGCCCCTGTGTTCCGTCGAGGGCTGCGGGGCTTCCGTCTGCGTACTTTGTACTGTCCGTCGGGTCGAGCTTACGCTTCTTACGGTCGTCTGTTACAAGGTAACGGCCAAGACCGAGTTTTGCAGGCAATTCGCGTAATGCCTGAAGGCTTCCGTAGTAGCCTGCTGCGGTAGGGGTAGAATTGGCAGTGTTCCAATATCGCCCAGCAATAGGGTTTGCCGGTTGCTCTACTGCGGTGGCCAGCTCCATACGGTGCGTTTCGCCCGTTTCGTCCATGACTTCGATGCGCATATCTTTTAATGCGCCTTTGGCTTCGGCAAGGTCGTTAATACGCTTGCCGTTCTGGAATGCCGCCAATATGGCGAGCAGTCCCTTTTCTTGTTCTGATGTCAATGCCATAAATATATAAATGATTAAGTTAAACGTATATTACCCGAATTATCCAGCCGTAGGCTATCGCCCGAAAGTCTGATGCGTGGCGGCACTACGGCAATGGTCAGCGTCTTGTAATGCTGTGTTCCCTGTGTCGGTATTACCTGCACCCGACCGCTACCTGTCGAACGTGCCACGATGCGCCCGTCTGGTTCGACTTCCACAATATCGCCCCTTGTCTGATAGACTACATTTTGCGCAACTCCGTCGGGCTTGACCTGTGGGCGAATATATTGCGGTGTATCATTGCCCAGCGTGATATATTCGGGGGCTTCCACTTTAAGACCTGTCGGCACACCCTGAACAACGGCTTTTGCACGTTCTGCCACTTGCTCCATAGTTGTGCGCATAGCTTTCAGATGTTCGGCAGACGTTGCAGCTTGCTGCCCAGCTTCCGTTGCATAATCTGCGGCAGTGGCCGCCCTCCGTTCTGTCTGCTTTGTTTTGTTGGTTGCCTCTTCTGCTGCCGCGACTGTCCGTTTGGCTACGGCTGTCATTTCAGAGGCGGCGATTGCTGCCACTTGTGCCGATTGCGTTGCACTGTCTGCCGCTTTTGCCGAAGCGTTTGCGGTGTCGGCTGCTTGTGTCGCCCCTGTTGCCGCTCTGCTGGCTTTTTCCGCCATACCATTTGCAGCACTGGCGGCTGCGGTGGCACTCTGTGCGGCAGATATTGCAGCTTGTGCAGCTTCCACGGCAGGGCGTTGCAGTTCCTGTATGTTTGCCTCGGTAAAGTCGTCCCATGTAAACCTATCGCCACGGGTGTAGGCGGCCACGCAGTCGCTTTCTATAACTCCCTCGGTATCGCCTATGCCGTTCCACAAAAACAGGCGCAGGCGTTCGGGATAATAAACATTCTGCACGCCGTCTGGAAATATGGCATTATCCAGCTGCAAATGCAGTTCGTGTTTCAATTCGCCCTCTCCGAGTCCGTGGTCTTTGAATATGACCAGAACAGCGTCGCCGTCGGGCACACAGTTTATATATTCGCCATTCTTCCTACTGGCTGTTACTGTGTGATTGCCTACCAAGTAGCGCAGTTCAAAGTCCGTTTCAGGAAGTTTTACGAATGTTCCCGAAGCGTCGCGGAAGCGTTCCCTGACGACAAAGTCGCTTTTATAATTTATGTGCCTTGTTTCCATTATGTAAATCTTATATTTCCCGCACTGTCCAGCCGTATGCTATCGCCTGCAAGCCTGATGCGCGGCGGCACTACGGCAATGGTCAGCGTCTTATATACGCTTGTGTTGGCAGTGGCAATGACCTGCACAGTGCCTGCGCCCTCCTTCAACGGTACGATATGCCCGTCGGGGGTAAGCGATACGATGCTATTATCGCCGATAAACAGCAGAGAGCCAAAGCCGAATGCAGGCAGTGCGCGTGCTTCAATCTTCGGGCGTGCCGTGTTTCCAAGCGTAATACTGTCGGGACAGTATGATATTTCTAATTTCGTAGGCTGCTGCACATTCTGCGAACTAAGCAGATTAACCAGATTTTCAACCATTGCACGGGTGGCATTACTCTTTTGCGTTTCTGCCGTTGCGGCTTTGGTGGCAGCGTCCACGCCCGCCAGTCGTTTGTCTACGTCTGCCGTTATCTCTGCGACGTTGGTGTCAAGAAACAACGCCAGTGCATTGCGCACACTTCCGCAGCACTCTATAAGGTCTACGAACAGACTGCCCACCATTTCTGCCGTTACGCTTTTCGTTATCACAGCGTCGCGTATGGTTTCAGCCCTTTTTCTAAGCTCTGCGGTTTCTATTGCCGCAACTCTGTTTTCTGTCAAATTCATTATGCAAACACATCGTTAAATTGATTAGTAAACAACCGTACAAGGGTCTGGCCGCTTTCTGATACGACCGCCTCGCCGTTAGCTATCTGCTTCTGCACCTGTTTTATTTTGTCCACCACAACGCCGTCAGTAGTGGCCACAGCTACGCCCATAGTGCCGTTTGCTGCGCTGCGTATGCTATCGGTAGACCATACCACTGAACCGCTGATAAGTTCCGTACGCCAGTCGCGCCCAAATGGTGGCAGTATGATGTCGAGCAGGCGGTTGCCCGTTGCTTTCAGCAAGTCGGCAGTGTCCTGCTGGCTTATATCCGTGGCAGGAACAGTACCACGCAACTGATATGCTTTCTGTATCTTCGCGTCTACGGTGTCCTCAAGCTCCCATTCGAGCACCTGCCCATCGTGCAACCTGTCGGTTATGCAGATATTGTTACGCTCTGCCAGCGCGAAGATGCCAGCCGCGCCACCGAGCACCTGCACGGCGATGTCTATTAGACTTTGCCTGTCTTTTACAATTACCTGCATAATGTGCTATTTTATATTTATCACGCCGTCAGCGTCTACCTGTATAGTATGCACGTCTACGCCTACGGCTTTAATCATTTTCTTTGTTTCTGTCGGCCAGAACACGTCCCGCGTGCCACCGATATGCTGGCGTACCTCTGCGCCTATGAGCGGCAATTCCTTGAACTCCCCACGGGCAGCCATTAGCACGCATTCAATGACTTGCCCCTCGCAATTATCGACGGCAGCCGTTTTGTGCTCTACGAGCAGGTCGCCCGTTTTGTTATCTGTCAGTAGTCCTTTCATTGCTTTACCTTTTCATTTTCATAGTCGCCACGCTTTGACAGCTGCAAGGATTTGCCAGCCCACGAGCTTACGCCAGCTTTCAATGCGCTGCCGCCGTCCTGTGGAACTGGTGTCCAGCCAGACAGTGCCTTTTTCAAAGCATTTATATCTTTCTCTATAATGTTCAGGCGTGTGGTAACGTCTTCAACCTTGACCAGTCCGCCCAGTCCGCCACCGTTCATAATGATGCCGTCGCTGTTCAGCTCTACGCTGATGCTGTCCGCCATATTGATGCGCACACCCTGCTCGTCCATAACCGCCCGCGCTGTATCCTCACTGATAACCACCTCGACGCTTTCCACGTCGTCAGTCAGCAGAACTGCGCCCGCCATACCGTCAGACAGGAAGCCTACGACGACAAAGCTGCCTACGCGCGGAAATTGCACCACGCCGAATTTTGCCTGCTGGTTTGCCTGTAAGTTCACGCCCAGAATAGGTGCGTCTTCATTCAGCGGGTCGCAGTCGCAAGTGCGTGCCGTCTTATCCACGGCCGTAACCGTACAGGCGACACAGCCAACGGGTGCTGCACCCTGCTGCACTATTCTTTGTATTATTTCCTGCGTGTTCATTCTGCCACCCTTTGCCCTAATGTTATATCCTGACGATAGCCGCCAGTGCTGTATTTAATCACGTTCTTTTTTATCTGATAGACACCCATAGGCGTGCCGTCTATCTTGCTGCCTACCGCGTCGAGCTTGTCTGCGAGTTTGTAGCCGAATGTGGTTAGGCTTCCTTTCAAGCCGTCGCGCTTTAAGCGTTTCACTTCCTACTCCGCCCACGCCTTTAACTCACTTTCTCTTTTATTGTATGTGTGTATGGTGCGGCGTTCGCCGTCAGCGTCGCCGACTTCAACCTTTATTTTTTTATTGTTCGGCATAAGGCTGATCGCCTTAATGAAAAGGCGCATACTGTCTGCCTTTTGTTGTTCAAGGCTGTCGTCGCTAATGATATTTATGCCTGTGGCGAAAACCTGCGAAATGGTTGCCGATGTTTCAAACAGAACGCCTGCATATAAAACAGGCTTCCCGTCTTCGTATCTAAAAAAAGACCTGATGCCGTTTTGTTGCAGCTTGCCCAGCATACTGGCCACCGTGTCGGAAGTTACGCGGTACTGTCCGAGGTGCTGTTCGCCCATTACCTTGATTGTGCAACCGATGTTCTGGTCTTTCAGCAGCTGTTCCAGCGTTGCGTTCTTGTATGCCTTTTTCTGTGCAGGTAGCTGTTTCAGTTTATACATTTCGTCTTCACAGTCCACTACAATAGGCGTTTTGAAGCCCACCTCCCTGACGTAGCCGACAAAGGCAAGTTTTATCGTCGTAGCCCAGCCACACTTTAACACCGTCGCCCCGCTGCAATGGTACGCGGCTTTCGCCGTCCCACTCCAACTTTTTAGGCAGCGTGATTTTGCAGGTATCTGTCAGCTTCTCTGTGTCGCGGGTTATCTCCACTTCCGTAACATAGTCAAGCTGCCATTTTTTCGCGCCTGTAAATTCTATTTTTGCACAAAGTCTGTACATTGTTTAACCGCCTTTTGAATGGTTATTAAATGCTATTTATAATCGCTACTGTACACGTTATAGTCGCCGTCGCTTATCATTGAAATTTCAATAGGCTGGTAATTGCTTTCTGTCCTTTGGCTGGCAGAAAAGCTGCTAATTACCACCTTACTAATGTCGAACAGCTCCAAGAATGCGGAATGCACATAAATAGGCTCGTCCACGTCGAAAAAGTCGTGCAGCTGCGTTATACCCTCCGACGGGTATTTATCGACAATAAGGCCGTTTTCTACTGCCTGAACACCTACCAGCACGTTAATGGAATAGTCGCCGTCGCTGATGTATTCTTTCACGCTGCCAGCCATACCCACAAGGTTTGTTTTTATGATATTCTTGCTTTTGCCTATGGCTGCGATTGCGTCGTTCATTACCAGTTCTTCGCCGCTTTCCTTTCTGAACGTCAGCTCGCACAGGGCGTAACGGTCTGCCCACGCACTTTTGTCTGTGTATGGGCTTGCGACGTTCTGCGCCTGAATGGTTGCCCCGTCGCCGTTCCAGTCGGGAGATGCCGCAGTTCTGGCAGGGGAGAACCTGTACAGTACGCCTTTCAGATGCTGTGCCGCGCTGGCGGCCACGAATTTGAAACTAATAGGTAACATTTCAGTCCGTTGCTAAATTAGTGTCATTCAACGCTGACAGCAGGGCTTCTGCTACTACGTCTTTAATACGTTCTGCGCCCTCTTTCATATTTACCGTATGTATTTCAATACGTTCTACCAGTCTGTCTACGTTAATGGTTATATTCTTTATCTTGCTTCCGCTTTCACTGCTGCTGTCGCCGCTTTTGTCGTACTTCTTCGATTTGGTGTTTCCTGCCGTACCGCCCGTTACGTCGGGAACTTTCGGCTGTTCCACAACAGGAACTACCGCAGAAGCCTGCTGCGCCTTTGCCTCTTTCTTGCTGACGTTCTTTTTTTCGCCCGCCTTGATTTCGGCGTTATACGCTTCGCTGAATGCCTGCCCGACCTTTTTGCCAAAGTCGCTGTAAGTTCCTTTGAGCCTGTCCAGTGCCGCAGATATTCCGCCAGCGTCCAGCTTGAAAGCTGCTTTTATCAGGTCGCCGATAGCTCCAAATGTCTGCTTTGCCATTAAACCGATGCCAGTAAACACCGTTTTGAATGCTGCCAATAAGTCTTTGAGTACCGCGCGGAATTTTACAGATGTATTCCAGAAGTACACGCCCAGCGCGATAAGCGCAGCTATGGCAGCAGCCACCCAACCGATAATAGGGATATTCATAATCGCTATGCTAACGGCACGGCAAGCAGTTACAGCCGACAGCTTGAACGCAGAGAATGAAGCAGATGCAATACCCGCAAATGTTGCGGAAGCTCCGCCAGTGGTAACGAGTGAAAGCAAGAATGCGCCCAGTGCCTTGATGCCAGACCAGATACCAACAGTCGCAAAGCGTACAAGCATTATGGCTGTACGGCCTATATTTCCAGCAAACCCCAAAGATATACCACTTGCCAAAGCTGTACGGCTTGCCATTAGGGTAACGCTGACAGCTGCCATACGCGCACGGTGCGCAATACTTGCCCACATACTTGCCCACTGCAAGCCTTTGACAGATGCCATTACGCTGCCTACGCCCTGAATTAGCGGCATAAGCTGCGAAAGGGGTACAAGTGCAGAGGTTAGCGTACCTACCCAGATAGACAGGTCGCCTGTGGCTTGAAAGATAGATATTTTCATATCTTCAAAACGCTGCTGCACGCGTGCCTGACGTTCTGCGTAGCTGTCCATTACTACGGCTGCCTGTTCCTCTGCGCTTTTCGTGCCTGTTATCTGGTCTTGAAAAGCCTTTATTTGGTCGCTGCCCTGTACCAGTGCGCGGGCGGCGTTGGCATTCTCCATACCAAACAACTTGCTGAATAGTGCAGAGTCTTTCATTATAGGCTTCAGCATATCGGGGCGTTCTTTCAGCGTCAGACTTTTGTCGCCCAGTTTTAGCACGTTAATGCCTGCCGCTTCCAGAGCCTCGCGCGTGTCCTTTGGCAAGAACCGCCCCTGCCCCAATATGGCCAGCGTGTTGCGCAGGGCCACACCGCCCTCGCTGCCTTTCTTACCTGCCTTGTCCAGTACCTGTATGGCGGCGTTTGTTTCCTCAAAGCTGACATTAGCCGACTTTGCCGCCATACCGCACTGTTCGAGGGCTGCCTTAATGGCTGGAAGTTCCGCACTACCTGCCTGTCCAGCTGCCGCCATTACGTTCATCATATCGGCCATTTTACGGCTGGCTTCTAATGGGTCGTCCAATGAAACGCCGTACTGGTTCATAGCTGTGGTAAGAACTTCGGCGGCTGCTACGCCGTCATTGCCCATTAGCTTGCTGGTGGTCTGTATGGAGTTGCCCATAGCTTTGAGTGCTTCGGGGCATTTAGCCAGTTCGGGCGTGAGCTGCGACAAAAGCAGTTTGTAACCCTCTACCGCAACGCCTGCGTCCGTACCGAATGCCTGCGCACTCTCTCTGGCGTAGCCCTCTATTTCTTTCAGACCTTTGCCCGTAAGCCAGCCACGGCAGAGAGGTCGTGCATTTGGCTGTCCAGCG